ATGAGTGATGAAAAATATACTAGAAAAGTTATAGAAGTGATAAATGCTGCAAGTCAATTAGCTAAAGAAAAGAAGCATCCATCGATTGATGTACCGCATCTCTTGCGTGCAATGTTTGATACAAGTGATTCATTTTATGTCAAAATTCTTGAAAAATTGAACATCGATGCCAAGATTGTCAATCAATTGATAGATAAATATTTAGGAGAAATTAACACGACAAATTCTGTGGAAGATCCATTGCCCTCTCTCGAATTTAAAAATATTTTGTTTAATGGAACTAAGTATGAAAAAAAACTAGGAGATGAATATTTGTCAATTGAGCATTTGTTACTAGCTCAGTTTGACAGCAAGCATACTCTTGTTCGCGAACTAGGGAAAATTGATCGATACAACAAGAAATCGTTCAGTGAAGTAATTACACAAATACGCGGTAATTCAAAGGTTACCAGCGATAATCCTGAAGCGAGTTACGACGTATTAAATAAATATGGAAGAGATTTGGTAGCTGAAGTTGCTAAAGGACATATTGACCCAATCATCGGGCGAGATGAAGAAATTAGAAGGGTTATGCAAATACTATCACGCAAAACTAAAAATAACCCGATTCTCATTGGTGAACCTGGTGTTGGAAAAACTGCTATTGCTGAAGGATTATCTTGGAGGATTTTCCGCGGTGATGTTCCAACATCTTTAAGAGACAAAACTATATTTGAATTGGATTTAGGTAGTTTAGTTGCTGGTGCAAAGTACCGCGGAGAATTTGAAGAGAGACTAAAAGCAGTTTTAAAAGAAGTTGCAAAATCTGAAGGACGAATAATCTTATTTATTGATGAAATACATCAACTAATTGGTGCCGGAAGAACAGATGGTGCAATGGATGCTGCTAATTTATTAAAGCCAATGCTTGCTAGAGGTGAACTACATTGCATCGGTGCAACAACTTTAGATGAGTATAGGAAGTATATCGAAAAAGATGCTGCATTTGAAAGAAGGATGCAAAAGGTACTTGTAGATGAATCGACAGTTGAGGATACAATTACAATATTAAGAGGTTTAAAAAATGCTTATGAAGTACATCACGGTGTCCAAATAACTGATGATGCCTTAATAGCCGCTGCTAGTTTGTCAAAAAGATATATAACCGATCGGTATCTACCTGATAAAGCTATAGACCTTGTGGATGAAGCATGTGCAAAAGTTAGAATGCAAATTGATTCCATGCCAGATGAGCTTGACAAAATATCCAGAAAATTAATGCAATTGGAAATTGAACGAGTGTCATTGAAAAACGATGATACTCCATCAGCACAAAAGAGAAAAGAAGATATATCTCGCGAAATAACAGAAGTTAAACACAAGAGAGATAATTTGAGACTCAAATGGCAAAATGAAAAGGGGGAGATAGAAAGTGTCAAAAAGTATAAAAGTGAACTCGATAAAGCAAAGCTCAATTTGGAAAAGGCTCTCAATGACGCCGATTATAACCGAGCAGCTAAATTACAAAATAATGACATCCCTGAACTCGAAAGAAAAATCCGGGAACTCAAGAGCAAAAACGGCGAAGGTAGACTCCTTAATGAAACAGTCACCCAAGATGAAATTGCATCAGTTATCTCGGTTTGGACAGGTATCCCTGTTAGCAAACTCACTAAAGCCGAATCAAGTAAAATAATTGGATTAAAATCTGAACTCAAAAAACGAGTTATAGGTCAAGATGAGGCTTTGGAATTGGTGAGCGATGCTATTTTAAGATCGCGCGCGGGAATACAAGATGAGAATAGACCTTTGGGCTCTTTCATGTTCCTTGGCCCTACCGGGGTAGGAAAAACTGAAGTGGCTAAAGCACTAGCGGAGCAATTGTTTGATTCCGAGACTGAAATGGTGAGAATTGACATGTCGGAGTACATGGAAAAATTCAGCGTTTCTCGTTTGGTAGGAGCTCCTCCGGGGTATGTCGGCTACGATGAAGGTGGTCAACTCACTGAAGCAGTTCGAAGAAAGCCTTATTCTATAATTCTCTTAGATGAAATAGAAAAAGCCCATCCGGATGTATTTAATATACTTTTGCAGGTGTTGGATGATGGAAGATTAACCGACAACAGAGGAAGAGTTATCGATTTTAAGAACACAATATTAATTATGACTTCCAATCTCGGATCAGAGTATTTACTTAACGGCAATACTGCTGATAATAAGAAAAAGGTCTTTGATTTGTTGCAAAAGAAGTTCAAACCTGAATTCTTGAATAGAATTGATGAGATAATTACGTTCAATTCGCTGACAGAAAAGGTATGCTTACAAATAGTTAGAAAGTTCTTGGATATACTTGTTGGACATTTGAAAGCGAAAGATCTTGAATTGACCTATGATGATGAAGTTGTTAAGAAAATAAAAGATGATTCTTATGATCCGATATATGGAGCGCGTCCCATCAAGAGATACATCCAAAAATACATAGAAACTCCTCTATCTAAGAAAATACTGACAGGAGAAATATTTAAAACTTGTAAGATTTCAGTTGACAACGACAATTTTGTATTCACCAAATAGTTCAGTTAGCGGGTTAGTGATAAATCACTGACTCGCTTTTTTATATTTATGAATATATTTTTTTATCAGTGTTATAATAAATAAAGAAATATTTTTGGAGGCATGGAATGAACACAATCATATTTGGCGCTCCTATGAAATATGGAGCAGATAAAAATGGCTTGGATAAAAGCATTGAAAGTTTGGTAAAATTCAACAGTGATTTGTCAAACGAAGTAAGGGCTGTCGATGTTAAGTACGTTAAAGAAGATATTATTTGTGATAAATTAAAGCATTTAAACACTATTGTAAATTATTGCGATAAACTAGCGAAAATCATTTATACAGCAAGTAGCAAGAATGAATTTCCCTTGGTCATAGGCGGAGATCACTCAGTATCTATAGGATCGGTATCAGGAGTGAGCAAAGGCAAAGATATAGGATTATTGTGGATAGATGCACACGGGGATTTCAATACTGATAGGACTACACATTCAGGTCATATTCACGGCATGCCTTTGGCTGCTATATCTGGTCTTGGAAATAAAAAGTTGGTGAACTGTCTATATGACGGGGCAAAAGTCAAAGAGAAGAATATAGCTTATCTAGGCACTAGAGATTTAGATGACGAAGAGAGCGAATTGATAAAACAAAGGAAAATACTAAATATTTCCTCTAGAGATATTTTTAACGATGGATTTGAATCATGTGTCAGTAAAGCATTAAATCATTTTTCCAAAAACATCGAAGGAATACATATCAGTTTGGATTTAGATGTTTTAGATCCGAAAATTTGTCCTGGTGTGAGTGTTCCTGCCCCGAATGGATTGACTTATGAGCAGTTGGTTGGCATTCTAAATTTGTTATTTGACACCGGTAAAGTTATTTCGATGGATATAGTTGAATATAACCCCAAATTTGATTGTGATAATAAGACGATAATTATATTGAATAAATTGATTTCACTGGTGAAAGAACGTGTAAAATAAGCCTGAAAAACAAATAGATTTAAAATAATTATCCATTGAGATAAACTTTGTCTATCATACTTCATTTTTCCTTTGACTTTAGAGCTTCAATACTTTAATATAAATATTGCGCAACGCGTATATGGCGGTTATGGTGAAGTGGTTAACACAATCGGCTGTGAACCGATCACGCGAGGGTTCGACTCCCTCTAACCGCCCCATATTGTAATTATAAGGTTGATACTAGTTATCAGCCTTTTATTTTTGCTTAAATACGCTAAAATGGCCATATTTATGCGTTTTGTGCCTATATTTTTGTGTCTTACCATCAAATTCGGCTTTATTCTTAATGAATTTATAGCTAAAATCTGGTTACTTTTTTGTTTTTAAAATAGTTTCTTACACGATTTATAACAAGGGTGCTAGTAAATTACACGATTATTGCTAGAGGGGTGCTAGTAAATTGACACGAATGCACTTTATGACTGTTGTTCGAATGCTAAATTTCTGATTTGTTTGGCAATGACGTTGAGGCAAAGGAGGATGAATTTGATGTCGATGAGGCATTAGAGGCTGAACCTTTCGTAAAGCCTGGTGATGTTTGGAAGTTAGGAAGACACCGTCTCATGTGTGATGATTCGACAAAGGGCGACAAAGTGAAGGTTCTTATGGATGGTAAGAAAGCTAATCTCTGCATCACTGATCCACCTTACAATTGCTCATACAAGGGCAGAACTGGAATGACTATTATGAACGACAGTTGGACTGACAGTCAAAAGTTTTATCAGTTCTTACTTGATGCGTTCAAAAACATCTATGACAACATTGCAGATGGAGGAGCATTCTATTGTTTCCACTCGGATGCGGAGAAGTGCAGCTTCTTCAATGCCACCGTAGATGCGGGCTTCCATTACTCAACCACATGCATATGGGTGAAGAACTCGCTCGTGATTGGAAGGATGGATTTTCAGATGAGGCATGAGCCTGTGATCTACGCCTTCAAGGACACAGAAAAGCATAAGTTCTATGGCGACAGGAAGCAGACGACTGTATGGGAATTTGATAGACCTACCAAATCCGAGCTTCATCCTACGCAAAAAAGCCTGCCGCTAATTGCATATCCGATGAAGCTGTCATCCATGGAGAACGGAATCGTGGTTGATTTGTTTGGAGGCAGTGGCTCAACATTGATGGCTGCTTACCAGCTAAACAGGACAGCTTATCTGATGGAATTGGATCCTAAGTATGCCAGCGCAATCGTAAGAAGATACATTGCATCGCATGCTGGAGACATCTCAAACATAACGGTCATAAGGGATGGGAACGAAATTTCATGTAGTGAGGTCTATGTTCCTTCGGATGACGATTTGGCTATCAAGGATGGGACTGTTAATGACAAGCAAAAGGGGAAGAAGGAAAATTGAGTAATTTTTTGGATATTATGACAACTAAAAGTAAAACATTTCATTAATTTTAATTGATAATTGTGGTAAAATTATGCTGTGAAAGGAAATAAATAATGAAACACAAAAAGCTTTTAGTTGCTTTTGCTGTAGCTTTGTTCTCTTTTGTAACTCTTGGGAAAAACAACTACGTAATGGCAAAGGTTGATGAGACTAAGACTCAGTTGGTGCGTGGTATAAAGAAGGCAGTTGACGATACCCTTGATGATACCGAAGACCCGGAAGAGGTGTTTAGGCGTTCCATCGATGGATATCAAAATGAATTCTCTGAATATTTAAACGTTGCAGGTTTGAATGTTTCGGACAAGGATGACATCATCCTTTCTGAATTTGACATCAATTATGTAGCTCCAGATTTCAGCCAGGTCATGCATGTTTATCAATCAGATCTTGAAGCATCGCTTTCTACAACTCAGCTTCAAAACTATGAATCTTTGAGAAGACAGGACTATAGCTTCGACAGATACGTTACTCTGAATCAGAGTTTTTATAGGAATCTCGGCATAGAATTGAAATACAATCATACGATTAAGCCGACCAATCCGCTAAACCCAATCACTCCTTCAAATCCTAAGGTCAATCCAGGAGGAGGCTCGGTAGTACGTGTTGCCGCGGCAGCCACTGCTGGGATAGTTGCTATACTTACCGAGGCTGGTCTTGGAGAAGCAGTGATAACGGCATTTAACTCGTGCATCTCAACGATGACAATTGGTCTTTCCACTTCATGGATTCCTTTTGTAGGCTGGGCATTGGCAGTGGCTTTAATAATCGGAGCTCTTATTGCCTTGACGGTGATCATAGTAGAGAACTGGTCTGCCATCTGCGAAAAGATGGATGAGATAAAGGCATGGTTCATGGAACAGTTCTCAGCATTCTCAGCATTCATAGATACGTATTTTGGAGATGCTGCTACAAAAGGTGAGAAATCAAAGATTGCTAAAAGAATAGAAGTTGGAGGACAAAAGCTAGAATTTATTGACACAATAATTACTCAAGATATTGTTAAAAGCATTGCCGATGATTGTAAAAGAAATAAAAAAATCAAGCTAATGGCTCATATAGGAAACCCTAATGATGAAAAAGGAAAACATTGGTGGATGTGCTATGCAAAAGTAGATGAGGAGTTTGTTATCAATAATAAGCTATATGACTTAGGTGTGTGTACTTATACGTGGTATAACAACACAGCAAAACGAATGATGGCTAAAGGTTCTAATAGAATCAATGGTAATTATGATTTGCTCATCTATGATAAAACGATAGATCAAGGTGATGTTTATGGATGGAATCATTATCATTTAGGAGAAAGGAAAGGAGACAAGGTTGAGAGGATAGAAGAAAGACCATATAGTTGGGCGCATTCGTTTTTTGGGCTCTTGTATATAAACACGGATGGTAATTACACAACATATCCTGTAAACCCGTAGAATTAATATGTTTTGCTATGATAAAAAAGAAATCAAAGAAATTGAAGAGAAATGGGATAATATTGGATTGCCAAATGTATGCTTCATAATATCAAAGAATGATAATTATTATGTGTTGGCTTATCTTGCTGCAGATGATTATTACCCGTTCTATTTCAAAATGACACCAGTTGAAGATGTTGTTCTCGCAGATGAAAAAGAGGAGCAATTCCTATGCGATAGATTAAAACCAAGAGTACTTCAGGTTTTAACAAATTATGTAACTATCGAATTGAGAGGCAATAAGTATAAGATTCCTAGATATGAGTATTTAAAGGAACTTAAGGCAAAGTAAATATTTTTATCAAAGTTTAGGTATAACTATTGTTATATACCACAGAGTGGCTTAACGGCTGCTCTTTTTCTTTACTTAAATCTTGATAAATCAGCCTTTTAGAGCGATGTATATAAGTGCCATTAAGGGGGTACTACAAATGAGCGAATCAAGAAATAAATTGTATGATATGTGCGACAAGACAAACACAAGAAGAAGTGGTATTGATTATCTTGTTAATTATTACATTGAATCATTGCACTGGAGCGAGGATGAGGCTTGTGAATATGCACTTGGATTATTCAAAAATGGAACAATCCAAAATATTAAATTATTTGGAAAGGACGGCGAGGAGCTATGATTGATATCGATAAGCTAAGAAAACTATATCCTCAAGGGTGCATGGTTGAGCTTGTGAGAATGGATGATGTACAAGCTCCGCATATCGGAACAAAAGGAACTGTTGTCGGTGTTGATGATATCGGCTCAATCCTTGTTAATTGGGATAACGGCAGTTCGTTAAACGTTGTTTATGGCGTTGATAGATGTAAAAGGCTAAATACTGTTAAGACCATATGCTACGGAAAGGAAAAAACATGGGACTCCGTTAAAGAAGCAACTATTTTCTTTCTTGAGTGCATGACCAGTTCTGAAGGAGCAGAAAAGAAAAAATACAATGCGTTTTTCAAATAACACCCGACCAAAAAGCACGTTTTTTCTCCATATGGCGAAGGAGGAAACGGCAATGAGTGATTTAGAAAAAAAGCGAATCCTTGAATTAAAAGAAGCTGGGTACGGTTATGGAAGCATAGCAAAACAACTCGGCATTTCTAAAAGCACCATTATTTCGTTTTTAAAATCGCTGAGCGGTTATTCAGTATGTAAGTGTTGCGATAAGAAGTTTATTCAGCCCGCTGGCGTCAGATTGAAGCTTTTTTGCTGCGACAAATGCAGGTACAAATACAGGAGGATCCAAAGCAAAGGCGAGACGCTGGTTACTGGATATGAAGTGAAGTGCCTGTTCTGCCACAAGAAGTTCTATTCATACAGGAGCCTTAAAAGGAAATTTTGCTCCAGGGAATGCTACGACAACTTTAGAAAAGGCGGTGGTGGCAGTGAATCAAAATGAGATCGATTATCTTAATGCCATCACGCAAGCCAAGCAGATGCTTTCCAAAGGAATCATAAGCTCGGAAGAGTATTTGAAAATCGAAGATAGGATGGCCGAAAAATATAATCTCGGGAAGACCAGTTTATATCGCGCAAATGACTTGATAAATTCCTCTTTTAGAGTGATTACTATGATACAAAAGGAGGAATAACTAAATGGCAGAAATTAAGATTATATCGAAAGAAAAACAAATGCCGAAGGTAGTCAGGGTTGCAGCATATGCTAGGGTATCAAGCGACAAAGATGCCATGCTCCATTCGCTATCTAGTCAGGTCAGTTATTTTAGCAAGATGATCCAATCGCACGACTCTTGGAAATACGTAGGAGTTTATTCTGACGAAGGCATGAGCGGAACCAAGGGCAATAGACAAGGTTTCAGCAAAATGATTGAAGATGCCAAAGCAGGCAAGATTGATGTTATTGTTACAAAATCCCTGTCAAGATTTGCCAGAAACACAGTTGACTGCCTAAAGACCATCAGAGAAATGAAAGCCATAGATGTCGATATCTTCTTTGAAGAGCAAAACATCCATACGCTGTCTTCTAATGGTGAGTTTTTGATTTCCTTGCTTGCGGGATACGCCCAGGAGGAATCGAGACAATGCAGCGAGAACACTTTATGGAGGGTGAGAAAGAACTTCAAGGAAGGAAAGCCTTATGGCGGCTCGTCAATGATGGGCTACAAACTTGAGAAAGGCAAGTTCACTGTGGTTCCAGAAGAGGCGGAGATTGTAAAAAGAATATATGATTTATACCTTGCAGGAAATGGCTTTTGTAAGATAGCCAGGATTTTATCTTACGAGGGCATTGGATCTTATACTGGTAAAACATGGAACAGAACGACCATAGGAGAGATACTATCGAACGTGACCCACACTGGGTGCCTGCATCTTCAGAAGACTTTTAGGGAAAACCATATCACTAAAAAGACCAAGCGAAATAAAGGAGAGAGGCCTTTATACATAGTTGAAAACAACCATGAAGCTATTATTTCTGAGGATATATTTGAAGAGGCACAAAGAATTAGGAAGGCAAAGTCAAAGGGAAAGAACGGGCAGAGAAAGGGCCCAGCATATCCATTTACTGGTCTTATTTCCTGTGGAGAGTGTGGTCACATATTTAAGCACAAAACAATCAAGTATTACGATAACTGGGTGTGCTCACAATACGATGACTTAGGAAAAGCCTACTGTGCTTCAAAAAAAATATGAGACGATGTCTTAAGGAAGGCCAGTGCGGAAGCATTAAATATGGATGTTTTCGATGAAGCGGTATTCAAAGAAAGAGTAAGCAGCATTAATGCATTTAACGGAAATAGACTGGTGTTTCATTTAAACGATGGAACCACAAAAGAAATAGTTTGGCAAAACCCATCCAGAAGAGAAAGCTGGACCGATGATATGAAATCGAAAGCAAGAGAAAGGAGCCTGAAGCATGGCAAACGTTAGAATTATACCAAGCAAGATAAATCCTTTGACGCAGCTTCCAAATAACGTCCTTCATAAAAGGAGAGTTGCAGCATACGCCCGTGTTTCAACAGAACAGGAAGAACAAGCAAATTCATATGAAGCTCAAGTTGATTATTACAGGAATTTCATAGCCAGCAGACCTGAATGGGACTTCGTTGACATCTACACCGATAAAGGTATATCGGGAACCAACCTAAAGCATAGGGATGGGTTCAATAAGATGATTGCGGATGCAAGGGCGGGACTCATCGATCTGATTGTTACGAAATCAGTGTCTCGCTTCGCAAGAAACACCTTAGACACAATAAGCCTTACCAGGGAATTGAAGTCAAAGGGAGTCGAGATCTTCTTCGAGGAGCAAAACGTCTATACCTTTGATTCAAACGGGGAGCTGATGCTTACCATTCTTGCAAGTATGGCCCAGGAGGAATCCAGAAACATATCTGAGAACGTTAAGTGGGGCAAGAAAAAGAAAGCTGTCGACGGTTATTCACAAGTCGGATACAGTAGATTTCTAGGCTATGACAAGCACGAAAATGCGAAGATAGGCCTTAAGGTAAACGAAGGACAGGCGGAGGTTGTTAGGTTTATTTATAGAGAATTTCTGAAAGGGAAGTCGGTAAATACGATATGTCACATGCTTGAGGAACGTGGAATTGAGACTCCAGGACATAAAGACCATTGGCGTACTACCACAGTTACTTCAATTCTTAAAAACGATAAGTATAAAGGCGATTGCGAAATGCAGAAAACCTACGTTAAAAACTTCTTGGACCATGTTGCAGTAAAGAATAAAGGTGAGCTTGAAAAGATATACGTTGAGGACCACCATGAACCCATAGTTTCAAAAGATCACTGGCTGATGGTTCAGTTGGAGTTTGAAAGACGCGGAAGCATAGCGCAAGGCTACAACAGTTGCAATGAGTTCTCATGCAAACTTGTATGCGGAGACTGCGGTTCTTACTATGGTGCAAAGGTTCTGCATTCAACAGACAAATACCGCTGCGTTAAATACCGCTGCAACAGGAAGTATAACCATGAACATATTTGCCAAACACCGTTCGTTACTGAGGACGAAGTGAAATCAAAGTTCATCCTTGCCTACAACGAGTTCATTGGAAACAGAAACCAACTAGTCGAAGACTGCAAAGAGATGATTCAAACCCTGGATAACACATCTGAACTTGAGGCTAAGCTCTCATCCCTAAACCAAAAGGCAGAGGAGATCATTATCCTTGTTAGGAACCTGATAGATCAAAACAGCAATGAAGCATTGAATCAAGATGAGTTCCAAAAGAAATATGATACATACGATTTAGAACATAAAAAAGTCATCAACGAAATAGAGCAGGTAGGGCTTGAGATAGAAAAGAAGAATGCTCAAGCAAAATACCTACAGGCATTCATTGATGATTTAGAAAACAGACCGAATATTCTTCAAGCATATGACGAGGACATTTGGAGTTACCTCGTTGATAAAGCCATCGTCAACAGGGACAAAAGCATAACCTTCCTATTCAGGAACGGAAAAGAAATCAAAATAAGTTAG